ATTTATTGCTACTTCATAAAATTTTGCTGTATGATGTGCTTTAAACCATGCTTGATAAGCACTATCTCCTCCCATCGATAAAGCATGAGGAGCATTAAAAGCATAAAAAGCAGATGCTTCTATTACTTTCCATATTTTTTCAAAATTATCTAGATTCCCAATTATATTCATCCAATTTTCTTTCAATTTTTTTTGAAGGTCATCTAATTGTTTTCCTTTTAATTTTTTCTTAGATATTGCTTTAAGAACTCCATATGCTTCTCCCATTGTCAATCCCAAGTATGATAATAATTTCATAATTGATTCTTGATATAACATAAAATGATAACTATCTTCTAATATTTTATCTACTGTTTCTTCTCCCGTTGTATATTTTTCTCTTGCTAAAAATATTCCGATAAGAGATTTAAATCCTGGCCTAATTCCTGCAATAAATGCACTAGATTCTGCTAATGTCTTTGGTTTGTATTGTTTTACTTTTTTTGTTGTAGATTCTTTTTCCACCTGATTTATACAACAAGTAATTCCTTTAGCATATATATCCCATGTTAATTTATCTCCATCAATCATTTCTCTTAATTCATCAAAACTAGGAACTTCTCTATTGATACTTTTAAAAAATTTATGAGTTAAATGAACACTATCAACTATAAGGTAATCATTTTTTACATATCCAAATTCATCAAGATAATTCCCTTCAATACAAGCACATAATGTACGTTTTCCTGTTGTTTCTGATACTGCATTTATTAATCCTATTTTACGTCTAATATCTCCTTCTAAGAGTAAAAAACCGCATGGGTGGGCTTTAAGATTAATCGTAATTCCTTGATATTCTAAACTTCCTTTATATATTTCCATATATTCTTCTGGAATAAAATCTTCAATATTTATAAATTCTCTATCTATTTCATCTGCATATTTTATTTTTTCATTATATTTATCAATAAATTTAGAAATTTCATTTGCATGTTCAGGTGTAACATCATTTGCACCTGCGTATAATTGCCATGCTGCTTTTTCTTTTAATTTTTCAATTGCCATAAGAGGATAACAACTATGTTCCCCTATTAATTCTCTTGTAGCTTCTACAAATGGTTCTGCTATAGCTAAATTATAATCAATATCTGGCATTTGTCCACTTAATACTCTTTCTTTTGTAAGAAATCTTTCTGGATAAATAGGTATTTCACAATTAAATCTATCAATCGTAGTAAATCTTAATAATTTATTTACAATAAAAGATGCCGAACTTCCTCTTGAAGTTGTAGTTAAAATACCACCTTTTTCATTAACAGCTTTATTAATAATTTTATCATTTGTTAAAAAATAATCCTACAACTCCCTATCAACAATCTCACCTACTTCATATTTTATTCCTTTTACTTTTTCAGGTGTTTTTAATTTTTCTTCTTTATATCTTTCATTTAATATTTTTTTAAATATTTTTACTTTTTCTTCATATGTTTTATTTTGATATAAACAAGGTATTTTAAAACTTTTATCAAATATAATTTCTTTACATTCATCTACAAATATATTTGTATTCATTATTGCAATTAATATTTCTTCATCATTTAAAATACCTTGTTTTTTAAATCTATTAAATATTTCTTTACCATTTGGAAAATCTAAATACCATCCTTCTTCATCTTCATATATAATTCCTTTATATTTTAATATTTGATCTCTTTTAATGGTATTCTCTGGTTTAACATAATGACTATCTAAACCACAAATAATTTGAATATTATGTTTTTTAGATATTTCTAATATTTTTTTGTTTAATAATTTTTGACTTTCTGTATTATGATTTTGTACTTCTAATAAAAAATTATCACCAAAATAATCATGTATTTTCAACCATATATCTTCTGCATCTTCATATTTCCATCCTGCAATACAAGCAGAAGTTACTATAATATTATCTTTTGGAATATTTAATAATAATTCTAAATCAATTCTTGGTTTATAATAATAACCATCAATATTAGCCAGAGAGAGGATATAGTTAATATCCTCTCTACCTTCAAGATTCTTAGCTATAAGGCATATATGACAATTTATTTTATCTTTATATGTTTTAATTTCTCCTGTTTTTGTATCTATTTTATATTCTCCAGTTTCTTTATCAATTTCAGGATATTCTTTTAATCTATCTTTTACCCAATATGCTTCAACTGAATGTCTATATTTTAAATTATATTCTTCTGCTAATTTATAAACTTCAAATTGATTACCCTGATTTCCATGCTCACCACTAAATAAACATTTTCCCTTATATTCAACAGTTTGTTGTGCATATGCTTTCATAGATTCAGGACTATCTGCCACTGAAGTATTACTAAAATATGAATGTTTATGGTAATTTTCACAATATAAATTTTCTGAATAATCTTCAACAGTATATGGAAATTCAAAATTTAATTTTGGAATTATTTTTTCAATAATTTTTTTCATTAACATACACCTATTATATTATTAATATCTTCATTATGCTTAAAAACTTTTCTGTATGTATTTTTATAATCTAAATTATATTTTTTACACAAATCAGCAAATAATATTTCTTCATCTTTATATTTAATATAGATTCTTTTTTCTTCTCCATAAATGTTATTATTTTCTGTTATTTTATATTTAATAATATCTAAATTATTAGGTATATTATTAAGTATTATTTTATCAATTTTTCTTGATGAAGGAGCATCGAATCTTATATATCTAACATCTTTTTCTTGCCAACAAATTAATTCAAATTTTTCTTTTAAAAGATTTATAGCATAATTAATATCATCTTGAGTATATTCTGCAACACATAATTCCCAATTAGATTTATCCCTATATCCATCATCTAACATCCAAATAGAAAATGAAAATTCATTCATTAAATTTAATAAATATGTATATGATTTTCCTCTATATTCTAATAAACAATCATGTATTCTTGTACAAAATCTATATGAAGGTTGGCATAGATATAATTTCCCATTAAAATTTTTATAACAAGCATCTTTTCTAGTAGGAGGATTATTACAAAAATCTATTAATGTATTATATTTATAATATAAGTAATCTTTTTGATTTTCTGCATGTACTTCAATAAACATTGGTTGATCTTCTCTTTTATCGATATGTCCATCTCCTAACATTGACCCAATAATTAAATTTTTTTGTAAATTATTTAATTTCTTATTTATTTGTCTATATTCTTGAGTAAGTCTATGTTTTTCTTGACACCATTTTTCAATTACTCTTTTTGTACAATTTGCTTCTTTTGCCATTTCTTTATGATTTAAACCTTCAATCATATACTTTTGATAACACCAATCATAATCTTGATATATTGCTTTATATTTTGAACTATTTTTATAATTTGTTTTTATCTCCATTTGATTTACTTTGCTATTAACTGATGAGAGTGTTTTATTTAATAATATTGAAATTTCTTTATATGGCATTAATTTATTAGTTAATTCTATTAATTTATTTTCTTCTTCCGATGTCCAATAAATTCTTTTATCATTTAAATTAGGTTTTGTAGAATCAGTTATTTTCCCTCTAGTTTTTAGTTGTAAATAATGTTTATTACATAGATTTCTACCATATTTACCATTACGATAAAATTTTGATACATCATTTTCTGATACTCCACAAATACTACAATATTCCATATTTTTCTCCTTATATTAATTATTATTTTATTCCACTAAACATTTATTTCTATAACTACATAGATTAACACAGAAAAAATCTTTTTCAGGTTCATAATTTTTGTCCCAAAATATAATATCTTTATCTAATAATTCAATTTCATCTACTGTATTTAATACATAATTTTCAATATCTTTCTTAGCAATATCATCATATTTAATTTTAATAAATCCATCAGAAAAATCTTCAAATATGCTACATTTGTTTCTTTCAATTAATTTATTATTTTGAATTACATATTTTAACATATTAAAATATAAATTAATTTTATTATTTGGGTATTGTTTATTTAATGCATATGCATATAAATATAATTGCCTTTGTTTTTTAAGTAAATCTTTCTTACTATATTTACTACTTGTTTTTAAATCACATATATGTATTTCTCCATTTTTAAAATACCATAAATCAATATATCCTTTCATCATTACTCCATTAATATCTACTTCAAAATATTCTTCTATTTTATAATTTTTCATTACTTCAGGAATATAATTCTCAAAAAAATGTATTATACATTCTTTATAATTATTTTTTACCTTTTCACTAATCCATTCTAAACATAATATATCTGCATCATCTACTGCTTGAACAAATTTATCTACTGCATTTTCATTACTCTCCTTACCTTCAATCATATCTTGTGCCAGAGTGTGACAAATTGTTCCTAAAAATGAATAAATATTTTCACCACCTCTTTGACCAAGAATATATGTATAAAAATAACTGCGTCTACAGTTAAGAAATGTTTCTAATCTACTAAAACTATATATTGTCAATATTATACCCACTCCACATATTTATTTTTTAATTCTATAAATTTATCCTTTCCTAAATCTGTAGGACTCATTTTTGATTTTTTAGGTAATATATTATTTTCTCTATCAATAATATAACCTAATTTAATATCATGAAATTTTAACATTAGTTTTATTTTGTTAATTTGATTCAATATAATTTCTTCTTCTAATCCTTCATCCATTGCTAATATTATTCTTTCAGGTTGTAAATTTATTATGTTTATTATTTGTGGATAATGTATTGTGTTTCCACCTAATGCTAATCCTGTATATATATCCATAGAATCTAATTGCATCGATCCTTTTTCAGATTCTAAAATATATAATTCTTCACATCCTTGAAGATGTTGATAATTCTCTGTATATCCATATAATGTTTGTGATTTAGGATGAGATATTATTGGACACCATTTTAATGTATTATCTATTTCATAATTTCCTATATATCTTCCAGTAATACCAACTAAATCTCCTTCAAAACTCCACCAAGGACATATAATTCTTTGTGATAAAATATCAAATCCAATTTTAAATTTTTTTTGTGTTTGAAATGATATACCATCACGAAAAAACATAAGATTATATTTATGTAAATATGAATGTAAAATACTTTCATCATATGTAATTAATTCTACATTATGATAATTTTTTGATTTAATTTTATTATAAAATCCTCCAAATATAGATTTTCTCTTTGTATATTTAAAATAATCTATTCCTAATTCATTTTTAATAATATTAATAACTTCTTTAAATTCAACATGTTTACTTTGAATAATAAAACTAATAAAATCACAATTAATTCCTCTTCCATAATCAGAAACATATAAATGTTTATTATTATGTAATTTAATTCTTATTGATGTTTTATTAGTATTTTCACCAATACCACAGCGAATTTCTTGTGAATTAACAGAAATATTATGAAACTCATAATATTCTAATATGTTTTGTATATGTATAGGATTATCAATGAGTTTTTGTTTGATTTCAGTTATCACGTTAGAAATTCACCTCAATATTTTATTGAATAGTACCATGTTTTGGTCTAACCATTGCAATTTCTCTAAAAATTCCATGAGAACCATCAAATTTATATAAATATGCTATACCGTTATCTGTACTATTTTCACCACTTCTTGCTTTATCTAAAAATAACATTCTAAATATTCCAGTAGGATCAGGTTCATATTCTTCTTCTATCCATTTATCTTTTACTTTTATTCTTCTAAATGGTCTGCAATAATATTTACTATTCTTATCTAATTCTTCTTGATATACTGTTCTCATTAGAAATAAATTTTCTAATACTTCTTTAATTTGTTTAGACATTGATAGCACACTAGAATCTAAAAATAATCTACCTAATGTATTAATAGCTAATTGTAATGAACATAACATAATTATATTATATTTTTTTGCCATTTTATCTAATTCACGACTATCTTTAATTAAAGAAATAAAATGTTGTTCATTATTTTTTGATTCTGAAAATTCCAATTTCAATGTATCATATAATATAGTATCATAAGAATATTTTAATACATTTTCTCTAACTTTTTTCTTTACTAAATTTATATCTGCATCTGGAATAGCAATAAATTTTACTTTTCCTTTATAATTTGAATTCCAATATTCCTGTGCTTTCTTTATGTATTCCTTATCTTTGTCATTAATATCTCCACTTAACATTTTTTTCTTAGTCAAATTAAAATATCTAAATTTTTTTGCTAATATCCAGATTATAAATGATATTTTAAAAACTTTTACCTGTTGTTCATTACTTATTATTAATGGTTTTCTACCTCTGTATAATAGTGCCATTAATATTGTAACCCACCATATGGTTTTACCTACTGAACTATATCCCCCTAATATAGTCGTTGTTTTATCCATTAATCCATTTAATTGCCTTGATAAAAAAGGAAAACAATTTATATCACCATCATTTATATCTTTACCTGCAATATCAAAAGGAACACCATTTTCTAATCCTTCAATACAACTATTTATAAAGTCATCGTTAAAATCTATTTCTTCTTCTTCAAGTATTCTGCTTGAATAACCAGTACCTAAATTACCTAATCTACTTTCATACCAATCAATAACACTTTCACTATCCATTTTTCTAAATAAATCTAATGGAATAATCATTTTACTATTTTCTTCAACCGGATTTAATAAATTAAATCCATTATTATACAAATTAATTATAATGTTTTCTCTGTATAAAATATCTAAATATGTATCCCAATTTTTTTCATTAATTATATCAATTAGGTTTTGTATTGTATTCCATCCACCTCTATTTTGAAAACTTTCTTCAATCATTTCAGAAATATTAGATAGAATAGTCACTTCATCCAGAGAAGTGAATCCTTTCATTCTTATATTTTGAATTAAAGCAAAATAGAATCTACCATCCGTTGATAAAAAATCTTCTATTTTAAGATTACATTCATCAAGTAATAAAATATCTTTAAATAAACATGAAATAACATTACCTTCTATAGTAATTCTTCCTTTAAGCAATTGTTCAGGATACTTATTGCATCCACTGATAAATTCACTCAAATTATTCCTCCAATTCTTCTATGTATTCTGATAGATTTTTTTTACGTTCTTTTGGTTTATAATTAACTTCAATTATTTCACTATCTGATTGCCTAATTGTTTCTGGTTCTTTTAATTTATAATCTTGCAAATTATTATTAAGTATCGTTATAAAATATCTAATTTTTCCGTATTCACTACTAAAATCTTTAGACATTACTTTTTCTAAGAAATTATTATTATCCATTAAATATGAATTAATTTTTTTATATGTATAAATTTCTGCAATTATTTTTAATTCTTTAAATAATGCTGTATTTGTTATTGTATATCCAAATATTTTATTAATATTTTCTATACATTTTATCCTATTTTCTTTTTCTTCCTTTATTAATAAATAATATTTTTCAGAACAATAATATTCATTTTTACCATTAATAATAACTTTAAATGCAGTATCACGTTCTATTTTATTATTTTCATGACATTTACATTTAACTAATATAATTATCACAACCTTATT